GTTTAGATAATATGCAATAACGCTATTAACTTCTAGTTTATTTTTACCTTTAAGATAACCCAATAAATCTAATACGGGAATTTGTGTCTCTTGTGATATTCTAAACAAATATACAGTAAAGTTTCCTGCTATTTGTGTAGTATCGCATATACCTTTAAAGTAGGAATATACAATATCATACTCATTGCCATTTACAACCAAATTGAATTCATAGAATTCATCAAAAATTCTTACTGTTTGGTCTAGTTGAGTTCGTGAATCAATAATTAATGCCATATAAATCTCCGTAGAGTATTTATACGTTTAACCTTACCCGGCTCTAGTACCTGGTACTGTTTGACCACCGGCTTTTTGTACAGATGCATTAACACCAGTGCCAGTAGCTGTAATTTGTGCTGGTTGTGATAGCCCTGAATTTGGTGCGCCGGCGACATTGTTTGGACTAGAACCATAACTAGGATAGTAAGTGTTACTTCTCACAGCACCTGGTAATTGCTGTTGAACTACATTTGTTAACATTGAATTTAAATCCTGTGTGGCAACTTGCTTTAAATTCTTATTTTTAAATGTATTGTATGTTGTACCTGCAGTGCGTATAGCACCTAATATATTACCACTAGACAAATCATTGATGAATCCGCCGGCAGCGTCTACAAGTCCACCTTGACCTAATATACTAGCATTAGAACCAGGTCTATTGATAGGACTTGGGGTTTTGTCGTAATTACTGTCTAAACCAAATCCAGTAACAATGTTACTTGGTGCTCTACCATCAATTGCACCTTCGGCATATTTTACTGTCTCATAATCAATAGTCATTGTGTTAGACATTGTACCATTGCCCTGACTGTAATCATACGTGTCATGGTTGAATGATGTAATGACTGGATTTATGAGAGTATATTGAATAAAGTTGTGTCTATTCAAACCAAATATTTGTATAGACTTGAAAAAAGGAATCTTACTTATACCTTGATTTGCTTGGCTTGTAGTGCCGCTTGGATTACTTGTTTCACCTATGTAACCCCAATCTTCATCACCTGTTATATCGCCGTCATATAAATTTCTTCTATTAAAATCTACTGACCCGCTGTTATTACCATTGGTAGTTTGTCTACCTGCACTATTAACAACTGGCTTGTTAGCATCTTGGAAGTAATATGTGTAATAGTTATACCACATATCATTAACAATATTACCGTTGTCATCATGGAATACAACTGTGATAGGATTATATTTTATCTTAGTTTGTACTAAACGTTTTCTATTGTATTGATTTAATGTAGCAGTATCAATGCTATATTTTGGTAACTCGATAGTCTTTACTGCGAGGCCAAAATTAGAACCCTGCGCTATACCTTTAGCATAGACAGCAGGGTTAATTTCAAAGTATACGTGAAATAAAAACTTGTATTTAGGTGCGTATTGATACGCATTAGCCCTAAATGTTTTGGCTGCATGAGTGTAATCTCTTATATAATCGTTACCAAAGAATCCTTTGGCAGTATCTTTTAAAAGATTCTGAAAAAATCCACTCATGCTTTACCTTACGTATTAGCCTTGACCAGCACCAATACCAGTTACAGTAGAACCACCTAGTATACGACCGATGTTTGTACCAACACCAGAAGCTAGAGGACTATTAACAGCATTATCAAAACGAATTGTCATTGCAATTGTAACAGCTTCATTAGTACTATAATTCAAGTTATTGTAGTTTGCTTGTTGTAAGAAGCAACCATAGCATTCCCAAGTTTCTAAAACAACCGGTGCGGCTGTACCGTTACCACCATCTAAGATTTCAATATTTGTTTGAAACTTGTAATCTTGACCTGTTGCCGCAGAAGCCTGCTCAACAAAGTCTAATTGTTTCTGTAATTGTTGACCAACTAACTTAGAAACTTGACCTTGTGCATCATCTCTAACGTTAACTGTCAATGCTTGCCACTCATGACGACCAGCAAGATACAATGTAGAGTTATAAACTGGAATAGTGATTTCACCGAAACTAACTTGAGGACGTGTGATATCAATAACTTGTTTTGTTAACTCAACAGTTTGTCCAGTACCAAAGTTTAAAAAGTTAACTCTAAAACGATACTGTAATTTTGGCATCAACAAACCTTGGTTACCACCAGCGTTATCGCTAGCGACGGTCATGTTGAATAATGATTGTGAGGCTACTGCCATTTTATTTCTCCTGTATACTTATTTATCTTTTCTAAGATAGCCCCCTAAGGGGCTATAATTAGACTGCTCCACCTGCGATTTCGCCTGTGTTCAATACACGAACTGGGATGTAAATGAATTCAGCAGCCTTAACTGGCTCTAACGCAACATCAATCCACAATTCGTTTCTATCTATACGTGCTGGTGTGTTGTTACTTTCGTCACAAACAACCAAGTAATCATAGATACCACGTTTAGCAACTAAATCAACCATTAATGTTTGTACAACACCTGCGATTTCGTTACGTGTCAATTGGTCGTTAGGTTCGAATACGAACGGACGAGCCGCAATTGTCAACTGACGACGGACGTAGTTGATTAAACGTGCAACGTTAATTCTGTCTAATGCAGACTGACTATTGTAACTTACTTTGTTACCATAGTTTAACAATCCAACACCAGTGAAGAATACCATTGGGTTAATTTGGTTGATGTATAGAACATCACGTATACCGATACGTGTCTTGATTGGCTGGAACTCACCTGTTGTACGATCCAAGTAACCAATGTTCAATGCATTGTCAATGTTACCACGGCGTGTACCTGCTGGAGCTAACCAAGGATAAGACTTAGTATCGCTTGTTAATATTGTACGTAACATCATATGACTTGATGGAACAACAACTTCATTTCCATCTAAGTCATTTGCGATACCACTTGGATAGAATAGACCCAAATAAGTATTGCGTGTTACTAGACCAGTTTCACCTGTGCTTGTTGCGCCTGCGGCGTTAGTAGCCCATGCTTGAATTGCTGTAGCATCATCAGGTAATCCTAATGGTGTATCACCAACGATGAACGCTGTCTCACCACGATCCGCATTCAATACAACCATGTTAGGTTGCATTTCTGGATAGTTAGGAGAAGCAATCAAGTTGAAATAATTATCTTCATCACGGATCGCTGTATTTGTGTCGATTGCACTACGCAATGCTTGTACAACCATAGCACGTTGTGCGTTACGGCCCATGTATGCGACACCATTTGATTGATTACCACTTACACTTACCCATGTATAGCTGAACTCAGGTAAGTTATCAACGTTAGTTGGATCACCTGCATCAAATGCACCTGCGTTAGGATAGTTAGCACTTGTAAAATAATTTGTTCTAAATTGTTTTACGTTATAACCACTACGGCGTGTGTTAAACAACAACATACCCTGTGGATATAGTGTTGGTACAGGTGCGTCTAAATCAATGTAACTGCTTGATAATAAGCTAGTAATTGTTGGAATAGGATCATTTGTAGGATCTATTGCGCCTGAACTACTCCAACGTGCATCAGCAAATACTACACCGTTTTCACTAACTTGGTCAGTAGTATCAACTAATACCCATTGATTAGTACCGCTAACTTCTTGCCAACGATAGATTATTGGATATACTTCTAAGTTGCTTGTATCAATCCATAAATCTCCGAATTCAAGAGCAGTACCATCACTTTGTAATGTAGGTGCTGTGGCAGCAATGATTGGACCGTTTGGATCAGTATTTGCAGAACCTGTTGTTGAAGGATGACCGTTTAAGTCATACGCTGTTGTTCTGTAACCTACCCATGATCCATTCTTTTGAACCATAATATCTACTTCATCAATAACAGAGTAGAACCAGTTAGTGTTATTTGCTGGATTTACAACCGGTGCACCTTCATTACTTGTATATGTAAATTCAACCCAATTTGTTAATTGTGCCGCATAACCTTCTACAGCAGTGCCAGAATAGAATGCAACACCAGTGATAGCATTACTTCCGCCCACTTTAGTTACCACTAATTCTAGGTCATTTGTTGTTGTCTGACCACTCAAGTCTGCTCCATCTATAGTAATAATATCACCAACTGAGTAACCAGTACCACCTGTGTATATGCCCGTACCAGTTAAGTAGTATGCACTAAATTTTGCTGATATATTAAAAGTAGCGCCAGTACCACTTCCACCAGTAGAACTTACGTTGCTCCAACCAAATGTATGTGATGGTCCATATTTTACGTTATCAGAAGATCCTATACTAAAACCAGCTTCAGCAATTACACCATTTGATTCTTGATTAACAATATCATCTAAAAGAATTATACCACCTTTAGTATGTGTTAATTGTATTGCTCCCTCTGTTGTTACACTTGCTGTTGTATAAGGTATACCAGCGGCATACCAAGCTGTGACAAAATCAGTAGCATCACTGTTGTCTGATATTGTAACCGTATATACACTAGATAAAGTAGTACTTCCTGGTATACTTACGGTGACATATAACGTATATGGACCGCTGTTAAATGCCGGGCTAGTATTATCACCTGTAACTACTGTTGGACCAGTAGCAAGTCTTTCCCATAGATAATATGGGCTTGGTAATAGCGTGCCATCAAAGTTATACTGACCATATACAGTACCTGCGGGAATAGCTTCACCACCAGTAGAGTCTAATGCGGCAATGGCTGCCCAATCAGAATTATATTGACTTACATTTTTTGCAACCCATGATGCAGTAGCAGTTCTATATTGTGATAGAACTGGGTTTAATCCATTACCGGTTGTACCTATCTTTATCCACACAGAACCAGAAGGTCTTGGATAAGTTTGACTTGCTGACCATAATGGCATTTGAGCACTTGTACCATAGGCCATTGTTGGCTGATAATATGTACCATCATTAATACCACAATCTGCCAATGGTGTGTTTGTACCATCTGTTAATGAAATATAAGGAACAGCACTTGGACTAGATAAAATCTGATTAGTTAATATCTGCAATTTACCACTTACTACCCTAGCAGTAACAACCGGAGTATCAAAATTATTAATTGCAGTTGCAATATCATTTACTGTTGTACCAGTAACACTAACAGTTACAGTCCATAAACCACTAACGCTCATTGTGAAGTTGCTAGTAGCACTTAATGTAGGGTTAGAAATTGTTCCCTGTACTACCGGTATATCGGATCTCCATGATCCGCCACCTAATGCTACCCATGTGTTAGTAGATGATTTGTGAAAGAATGTTTTATTAGCTATTTGGGCCGGGTCGCCGGTTGTTTCTATTGCATTTACAGCATAGTCACCTATATTACCGATACTATCTAATGGATAACCACCAGATAATGATGCTGAGTCAGAAATTACGATTGGTGTTTGTAATTCAAAACTACCTGTTGTAGCATTAAATTCATAGATACCCCATGTACTATTGGTTGTATCTAACCAATATGTTAGATTATTAGGAGCACCTGTTGGACGAGCAGTTTGACCAACCAAGCTAGCTAAGTCAATATCAGCACGTAGAACATAACAACGATTTGTAACACCTAACAAGCTGTAAGCAGCCAATAGACCATATTCGTTTAATTCATAACCTTGAATTGGTGTGCCGTTTGTTGTAGTATAGAAGAACGGTTTACCGTATAAGTTAACCAAATCACGTTGACTTGTGACTTGATATAATTTGTTTGCGTTTGCCGCAGTTGTAGCGGCTGCAACGCCTGTACCGCTAGCATTAGCTTTGTTTTGTGCTGTAGCTAGAACAACTAGAGGGACTGAATTTGTTGGGGCTGGAAGATACTGACTTTGGTCTGTAATCGTTACTTCTACGCCTGGAGATACTAATGCCATTTTGTTTTTCCTTTATGTAAAATTATGAGGTTTACCACCTAAAATGCATACTATTATTTAGTAAAAAAATGAAAAAAGGCTGGTTAATCGTACCTTCGAAGGTTTTTGTATACTAAATAATAGATGAGACCTATATGCAAGACTTGCGGTAAAAATCATTCTGCTATTAATTACAAACGTGATGGTGTTACGCATTACCGTAGCATGTGTGACGAGTGTGGTAGAAAGAAAAATAAACTTAAACCAAGAGGTACACGCTGGAAAACTGCAGGGTACAAGAAAAAAGCCACATGTGATTTATGTGGCTTTAAAAGTCTGTTCACTTCACAGATAACAGTGTTTCACATTGACGGTGACCTTGACAACTGCAAAATGACCAACTTGCGTAGTATATGCTTAAACTGTGTTGAGGTAGTCAAAAAGAAAGAAGTTACATGGCGTAGAGGTGATTTAGAGGTTGATTATTGAATTGACTTGTTTGTGTAAGTCATCAATTGTTCCGTTGTTGTCAATATAGTAATCATAGTCTAAACCAACACTAGAATACTCACTAGCATGTACACGATTTCTATCTAACTTTGCCTTGCTTATTGACCAATACATATTACCAAATTCGCCCTTGTTATAGTTTACAGCATCATCATACCACTCTGGTGGCTGACCTCTATTGACTCGCATAGTATATCCACCTGCGTTTTTAATTGCTTGTATTTCATTTGCAAATCTACAATCAGTAATAACAATATTATCAGTAGACTGACGCAATTTGTTCTCAACACTAGCTACCCATATATCTTTGTGAAATCCATTTCTGCATACCTCAGTGCCCCAAACTTGAAGTATCCATCTTGGCGTCACATCCATTCCTAAACGATTACTCCACCATTCATCTTTTTGTTCTCGCCACTCTCTACTTGTTTTTGTAGAACCCTCTAATAATTCTCTGTCCCAACCAAAGATTGCTGAAACTGCATCTTTAAGTGAAGCCGCAAAACTCATTCTTTTGAAGCCGTGAAATGTACAAAGATAATCTGCTATTGTATCTTTACCTGAACCTATGAAGCCGGTTACGCCTAATATCATATGGAAACTCCTATCAGATACTTAGTATATGACAGGAGCATGAAAAAGTAAATGACTAATTTACCCTTGTACCCAAGTTAATGGTTGACTATAATCCACATAACGTTTGAGTTCATCAATAAGGGCTACTTGCATTTCTTTGCCTTCATTCTTCATTGCAGTGCCATTTAATGTTGTTCCGCCACCTGGACCTGCAATTGTACCAAACTTTTCACGTGCTTCACCAATGATAGTTTTTAAGACTGCTAACGTATAATCACCAATCCAAACACCTGCACCCGGATCTTGCAATAGTACTTCTTCTGTTCTCTGAACATCAGCCCAGATTAGTACACGTTCACCTGTTCCCTTAGGGTCACGTACAATACGCAATACTTTTGTAACAGGGTCAAATGTGTAGATAACATATCCACCGAACATACGTGCGGCTAGTTCAACATAACCTGCATAGAAATCGTATGTTGCCATACCACCTGCAAAATTATAGTTTAATAGATATGTGTTTAAAATCGCACTACTGAACGGATCGAATGCAGTAGAACTAGGGCCAGTTTCCATACCAATTGTTCGTCTAAAAATTGAACGAACATTGATAAACTCTTGAGGCAACGTGTACGTATCTATATCTTTAATGACAGTCATTAATGTATATGATTCTGCCGTAGAATTTTGTGCTCTTTGACGATAAATTTTAATTGCATAATTATATGCTGCCTCAAAGTGTTGAGGATCTAATTCTAAGTCAATAATTCCGTCACCTAAACGATAACGGATGTTTTGAAATAGTGTTTGTTTTAACTCCTCTAATGTCATTCCATTAGGAGTTGAAAGTATGTTAGGTTGTAGTGTTGGTATAGTCATGTAGATTACCTGATAATGTAGTATTTATCAGGTAATCAGTCTTTCAGAATATCAAATACTGTACCGTACTCGTAATGTTCCCAATCATCCATGTCAACATATGAGTTGATACAGCGGCGGTATACTGTCGTTAACCACACTATTTTTCCATGTAGTTTGACAGGATACCACGCAAACCACTGTTCCCAAGGATGATATATCCTCTTTCGGTACACAGTCTGATTAATCAGAGGTCGCCTTCTTTTCGATTCTCGCTATAGAATGCGTCAAAGTGACCGCCCGGATAACGTGCTTCAAGTTTTGTTACATTCTCAGCGATGACTTCGTTAGGATCATATCCAAGTGCCCTGCAAGCATTAATCCAGTACCAAATGATATCACCAAGTTCACGCTTCATGTGAAAACGATTATCTTCATTGAATGGCTTGCCTTGAAACAGCATCTTTTTAACGATTTCGTTAAACTCGCCGCCCTCACTAGCAAGACCAATGCCCGCTGTAGCAAGCAACGAAACATTCAATCCTTGCTCTTGTAGTTCTACTACTCGGGCAATAAA